AGTGCTGGTTTCATTACAGTGTATTCTGAAAATCTAGGCAATCCATCGGCAGCCAACGAAAGAACGTCTGATTTCATACCAGTTTCAAAAAATGAAAAGTATGTCTTCCAAGGCTGGGTGACCGTGCCAGAGAATGGCTATCCATGGCACAGATATCATTATTATGACGCAGATAAACATAAAGTTGGTGGGCCATATTACTTTGAAAGTAATACACCTCTCACTGGTGAACAGCACTATGCAGAGCACATTACAGTGCCAAACGATGACGATATTGCTTACATTCGCATTTCGGCGCGTTTGTACAGTGATGGGAAATTAAAATTTGAAAAAGGCAATATAGCTAGTGATTATAATCTAGCGCCAGAGGATGTGACCACCGCCCAAGCTCTCACACAAGCGAAGTCTGAAATCAAACAAACGACTGACGCAATCACTGCAAGCGTGTCAAGTGTTGAGACTAAAGCAGATAATGCACAAACGACTGCAAACAGCGCCGTCTCAAAAGCTAACGCGGCACAAACAGCAGTCAATACGCTAGACAGCGAAGTCGTCAAATCAGCAAGTTTGAATCTTGATAATAATGGTTTTGTGACAAAAGTCGGCAAAACTATTGATGGTAACAAGTTTGCAACTATGATTGCACAAGACGCTAATAACGTCAAAATCATTGCGGGCGAAATGCAGGTCACAGCAAACATGATTGTTGACGGTGCTGTCACAGCAAACAAGCTAAACGTTAACAATTTGTCTGCAGTCAATTCAAACCTTGGTGCTATCAAAGGTGGTTCACTACTCTTGCAAGAAAGCAAGGCAGGCGGCAGTGTGGTTGATAATTGGGGCACATACAATCGCCCAGCATACAAGCAAGGCTTGTTTCTTGATAACCACGCTTTCGCATCGTCTGGCGCGATTCAGCGCAAGAACGGTAGTGAAACCACGCCGACAGATATGCCGCTAGCAGTCTTGCAGGCTGGCGAATTGCGCTTTCTTGTTGTTGATTACAATGACAATCTCGAAAACGTCGTGCATTACGGTCTGTCTGACCCTGACTTTGGCGCAATCCGCTTTGAGATTGATAGCGAATTAAAACGTCGTTTGACTATGACGTCGTCTGGTTATTTGAACTTCCAAGCGTCTAACTACACAGACTGGACATCAACAGGTGTCAGCGGTTGTGAGTACATGATTCAAGGTCGTCTAGTGGTTGTTAACTACGATGTGACATTTAACAGTGCAGGCACTCACACGATTGGCGGCATACCGCAAGAATTTACTAAAAAATCTTTGATGATGACAGCCAAAGCATGGTCAGTTATGCCAGACCATGACCGTAACATCCAGCTTAATTCGGATGGTAGCTTGCACGTCTTAAACGCAGAGGCTAATGTAAATTATCGCGGCACTTTAGTATTTAGTTATTAATTTTTTAAAAGGAGATATATTATGGCAACAACAGAACTTATCAATGTAGATGAAATCACTCAACCTTTTGGCTTAGCGCAAGCTCTCACATACATGGAAGAGAATGGCGAGTATATTCGCTACATCGCAGGAAATTACGACTTGTATATGCACATCGAGCACGAACGCAAACCGGTCATGGTCAATGGTAAACGTCAATTCAAAGAGTTTAGCAAGGTTGTTGGGATTTCTAAATTCGGTGGTTCAATCCTTGCGCTTCCACTTGATGGATTCGCTGACGCAAAATGCTACATCATGCAATTTGACGAAGACGGCAATCCAGATTGGAACTTGCCAGAAACAGATGCAGCTGAATAGCTAGCTTAGGAAGCGAGAGGAGATTATGCATGCTGAAATCTTAACGGGAGTTTTCTCATTGGTTGCTAGCTTGGTCGGCACGTTCGGCGGGATTATCACGAGTACTAAGCTGACCAACTACCAAATCAATGAATTGAAAAAGCAGGTTGATAAACATAATAGTGTCATTGAACGTACTTTTAGACTAGAAGAACATAGCAAGTACGTTGATGAACGCATTGCACGTCTTGAAAGTGAGGTTGAAAAATGAAAAAGTATTTTGAAAAGTTAGGTATCAAAGTGTTGAAAACCATGGCGCAGTCAGCTGTCGGTGTCATTGGTGCTAGTACATTAATTAGTCAAGTCGATTGGAGAGTGGTTGTTTCAACCGCTCTTTTATCTGGCTTGGTTTGTGTTCTCACGAATTTGTCTGATTTAAAGGAGGAAGATGTCAATGAAGATTAAACGACTTTTAGCAGGCGCACTTTTAAGTGCTAGCTTATTGATGCAGTCTACAGCTTATGCTGCGGTTGGTGACCACGGCGTAGACTGGTCGCGTTATCAAGGCACGAATGGTATTTTTGGCTATGGCCATGATAAATTCGCTATTATCCAGATTGGTGGCGTTAACGGCGGTGGTATGTATGGGCAAGCAACATACGAAACGCAAGTAGCGTCAGCCATTGCGCAAGGCAAGCGTGCTCATACTTATATTTGGTACCAAGTTGGCGGGAATGCAAGCTTAGGTGAGCAAGTATTAAATACATTCTTGCCACAAGTTCAAACGCCTAAAGGCTCAATCGTTGCCTTGGATTACGAAAGTGGTGCTAGTGCTGACAAACAAGCGAATACCAACGCTATCTTGCACGGCATGCGCATGATTAAAGCTGCAGGCTATACACCTATGTACTATTCATACAAACCTTACACAGTAGCTAACGTGTATGCAGACCAAATCATTCGTGAGTTTCCAAATAGCCTTTGGATGGCTGCTTATCCAAACTATGCGGTCACTCCAGAGCCTAATTATAATGTGTTTCCATCAATGGATGGTGTAGCGATTTACCAATTTACTTCGACTTACATTGCGGGCGGTCTTGACGGTAATGTTGATTTAACTGGTATTACCGACAACGGCTATACTAAACACGATAATCCGAAGACATACACACCAGCAATTGCGCAAGGCAAACAAGCGGATAATACACCAAAATCCGATATTGCCAACGGCAACCAAGTCAAGGTCAAATTTAGTGCTAACGTTTGGGCAACTGGTCAAGGCATTCCAAGCTGGGTTAAAGGTCGCACATATGACGTTGCTCAAGTTTCAGGCAACCGAGTTTTGCTAGCTGGTATTAATTCATGGATTAATAAAGCAGACGTGGAAATCATTTCAGTAGCTAACACACAACCAGCACCAACAACTAACACGTACACAGTACGTTCTGGCGACACGCTTTCTAGCATTGCTGCCAAATTTGGGACAAGCTATCAATCGCTAGCTAATCTCAATGGCATTGCCAATCCAAATCTTATCTATGTAGGCCAAGTCTTGCGTGTCAACGGTGCAACCAACACTGGTTCAGTTTACTATACTGTACGAGTAGGTGATAACTTATCAGCAATCGCTAGTCGCTACGGTACTAGCTACCAATCTATCGCAGCACTAAACGGTCTTGCTAATCCAAACTTGATTTATGCTGGTCAAACGCTTAAAATTAAATAAACACTTTAACACCCCTAGTCTTTAACGGCTGGGGGCTTTTTTTGTTATAATAAAATTATGAAACAAGACTTGACTCTTGGCTCATAATGAGTTTACGCCCAGCGTTCACGCGCTGGGTCTTTTTTTATGCGCAGAAAAACGCAGTAGTGCGCAGTAAAATTAAAAAAATACAAAAATATTTGTAGAAAAGTGTTGACACAATGTAGTATATATACTATAATATATTTGTAAGATAAATAAAGACGAAAGAGGTATTTAAAATGATTAAATGGAACGGAAAATCAACAAACGGAACTTGGAAAAAAGAAATTATCGCAAACGACTATGAAGAACTTTTGGAAGAATTAGTTGATCGCGACATCATCGACGGCTACTGGAACATGGATAGCCAAGCATTCGACGGACTTTGCGATTGTTCAGAAATGCTTGAAAAACTTCGCGACGAATATCAAGAAGCTATCGAAGAAGATGACGATGAGAAAATGGCAAGTTTTGAAAAGCAATTCGATGATATTGATTGGCATGAAGACGTGTTTAGTAAATTATCTGAAGATGATTTTAAATATGTAATCCGCGGTTGCAATAGCCAAGCTTACTATCAAGAATTTGAAGAAGTAGAAGATTAATCAAGCGGCCATTACGACCGCTTTTATATAAAGGAGAAAAACATGGCATATAATTGGCAACAATTTAAGAACGGTCTTTTCGGATTTTCGTACGATTACGAAGAACTGCTAGCAAAGTTAAAAACAGATGTGGCAACTGGTGATGTAGGCGATAAAATCGTAGTCATTCGCTACCGCAGAGACGATACAGACTACAGACCGATTCGTGATTATCTATATGAGGGTGAAGCAGTAAGCGAAGATGAAGAATATAGTTTCGAGAACACAGCTGACGTTTTGGAAGAAATGGAAGCAATGAACAGCATTTTTTGAGAGGGAAACAATGACAGACGAATTAACAGCTCGTCAAAGAGCTGACAAAAAATGGAATGAAAAAAATAGGGAACACAGAAATTACATGACCAAAAGGTCAACAGCTCGTGGCTTCATTCGCAACCATGCGACGAAAGAAGACTTGCTTGAATTGCAAAAACTTATCCAAGAAAATTTAAAAAAATTTTAAAAAAGTTCTTGATATTATGTAGTATATATACTATAATATATTTGTAAGATAAATAAAGAACAAAAGGGGTAATAAAATGAAAAACGAAGCAGGAAAAGTCATTGTTAGCAAAAGTCAATACGCAAATCTTATCAGACATGCTCGTACGGTAGAAGCGTTTAAAGACGAATTTAACCGAATCACTTATTATGACACGCTTACAACAGAAGCTTCAGAACGAAAACGATTAAGAATTGCAGAACACGAATACAAATTCCGTGTTTCAATGCAAAAAGAATTACACGGTACAGAAGCTGAAATCACGAAAGATTTCCAATCGGTTCTCGACTATATTCAAGAACAATTAAAAGTGATTGTGAAATAACCAAAAATTATGTTACAATGACCATTTAAGAACTGATGTTTTGGAAGAAATGGAAGCGATGAATCGTATTTTTTAAGGAGTAGGAATAAAATATGACGGTGAAAGAAATCGAAATAGTACAATTAGCCATTGCTGAAAAACTAGCTAAGGCAGGTTCGGAAGTAAATATAGAAGATGCTTTAGATATTTTAGATCGTACCAAAGACAGCACTCTCAAAGAGGTCTACTTAAAAGACAACAATTTTGTAGCAATTTGGGATTTACTCAAAAAGCATAATCTTGAAAGATACCAATTAATTGTCGCTTGAACTTATCTAAAAATATATGCTATACTATAAGTACCTCTTTTGAGGTACTTTTTTTATCTTACAAATTTGCACCCGATTTTTTCGGGTGTTTTTTAGTGCAATAAAAAAAGCCTTGTCCATAAAGCTTAAGGCGGGGAATAGGCGGGGACAGTTGCTAGAAAGCGCGTGGTATCAGCATTTCTATTTTTATGTTATAATGGAAAAAATTTGGAGGTGCTGTTATGGAAATTCGACCAATTGACTTTTGTGATGAAGAAACTTATCGTTCTTTTCTAGCGTCTTTTAAAAATGATGATAATCCTTTTGTCTCTCCTGAGACAACGCGCGAAGTTACTGATTTTAAGGCGTTTGTGGAAAATAGCAGAGCTCAAGAAAGAAAAGCAGCTCACCCAGATTATTCGACAGTGACCACTTATTATGCGTTTGTAGATGGTAGCATTGCTGCGCGAATTGCTTGTCGTTGGCAACTTGAAAAAGGGAATCTATCGACTGTTGGTGGACATATCGGCTATCAAACCTCACCAAAATTTAGACGACAAGGTATTATGACAAAACTTCTTAACTTTGCCCTTGAAGAATATGCTAAACGTGGCATCAGTCCGGTACTCATCACAGCACGAGAGGACAATACTGCCAGTCGCAAAACCATTGAAAAAGCTGGTGGTATTTTAGAAAAAGTGATTGATTTAGAAAATGGGCATCGTTTGGCTCGTTATTGGATTAGATTGGAGAAATAG